GCTCCCTTCGACGCTCCACGAATCGGGCGCTAGACCCCTGTCTATCCCCGTCATACAGCCCTACCCGAAACCCCAAAGACGCACGGATAGCCGCTAAGTTCTGGTTCAAGGTGGATTTACCCACCCCTCCCTTCTCCGCCCCAACCATCACTATTCTCATGTCTAACTCCTAATCTATAGGGTCATGAACGTTAATACACGTGAATAGTAGACTATATAAATCAGCCGTGCAAGTACTTTATCGGTGATGATGTATAGCTATACAGACGTAAAGCTATACACAAATCAGAAAGTGAAGCGACCGAACAGCACGAGAGCCTGAGCCTGATAGCGGTTGACCTTCGGGACGTACGCGAGTTCCAGCGCCGCACGTTTGTAGCCGACGCCGATGGTCGGGATGGCACCCGGACCCGAGTATTTCGCGTCTTTGATGTAGCCTGCGCGGATGGCGGCGTCAAGGTGGATTCCGTTGCCCAGCTGGTACTCGTAGCGATAGCCAGCATACGCTGCGTAGCCAAGCTGGCTGAGCGAGTCCTTCAGCGCATACCCGCCAACGAACCAGCCATCAGCATGCGGACCCCATTCGAGACCGAGACCGTAGTTAGCCTGATTGTAGTTGTAGTGGGTGTGCGCGTCGAAGTGCCACGCCTTCCCGAACAGGAGAACCGACGTGTCTGCGTGAGCCAGTTGAGCGGCCAGAGCAGCGGCCACGGCGATGATGAGTTTTTTAAGCATTGCTAAATACCCCGTAGAGTTTTTTTGAGAGAGGGGAGCAATGAACTCCCCCGTTGTTGTTGTTAATATCCGAGCTTCTTCAGTTCTTCGTCACAAATCTTGTCCAGCGCCGGAGCCACGAATTCCCAAATTTTCATGCCTGGATGATGACTTAGAATCACGGCCAACTTCGAGTGCGTTTTCAGGTAGACGCGGGTGTTCAGGTTTTTCATCTCGTCGGCCGGGACGTTATCCCAAGGCAGCACACGTTTCGTCATCAGTTCCTCCTCATGTATTTGCGTACGAAAATATTTTACTACGTACGCAAATCCGTGTGATTGTATTTAGCTATCGAGGTAGATGTGGCGATAGCTTTCAGGTCTGTCCTCGGCCTATCGACGGGTTTCACAATACGGTCGAGGGCTACATCCCCGGCGAACCAGCTCTCGAACAGGTCCGTCAGCGTCTTGGTCAGCCACTCTTGCCGTTCCTGCGTAGTCATCGAGACCTCCTTAACTGGACAGCCGCCACAAACGCGTCAACCTCTTCGTTCGAATACATCGTGCGGAGCGCTGTGGAAATTGGCACGAATTCGTTCCAGTCATCGTTTACGCACAGAAAACCACCCTCTGCCACGGACCACTGGAAGTCATCTATTTCTTCGCTCGGCAAGTCCACATCAAACCGGTAGTAATTGTCGTAGTTCGGGTTCCAGTGATAGTCCGGGTCCAGTGCGCACTCGAAAATGTACTTCGGGTGTGACCAGCTAACATAAAAAAACGACTGCGACAGGTCTCCACCGGCTCCAATCATTTGAAGGCCCTGCCGTGCGCGTTCTACATCGAACGGCGATGTAGTGATGTCTAGCTCGACCGCTTTTATTAGCCATTGCGGGGCTGATTCGTAGTGCAGTCCGTCAGATAATTTCTTCATTCCGTCACCCCTCTGACCGTCTCCTTAAGCCATTCGTTGATACGTTGCTCGGCAATCGCATAGTCTTTCGGGTCTTTCACGCTAAGGATGAAATTCACCGCACTATAGTCAGAGCTGTACGGGTCGGTATGGCAGGTGATTTCCCACCGCACGCCGGTGATGTTTTCCCTCAGAATTTTCTCGGCGGAGAGTTCGTCAACTTTCTTCTGCATATCGCCCAGTAACTGAAACATCCACTCAGCGGATTGGCCAGGATTCATCGTTCACCTCTGCGAAATGCGATATAGGCCTCGCGTAATTCCTTGCGGCGCTGGGCGATGGTTTCTTCGGGTACATCCCTCAGCTCTGAAGCGAAAGAGGGCGTCGGCTCTATCTCGACTTTGCGCACCTTGTCTGAATTAATGACTAGGTCGAGCGATGCTTCGGCTACTCGAGACTTCAAGGCCTTCTCACGGGATTCAGTCAGCTCTGCGCGACCGGGCAGAGTTAATTTATTCTTCTCCATTTTCACGGGCCTCCTCTACCCGTTTCCAGAATTCAACCACGGCATCAAGCACCGCCAGGAAAATGAACCCGACGATATCGCCGGTCGCGAAGGCGAGGACCAGAAACAATATCGACAGCGTGTCGCTCCTAGTTGACGGTTTATCTTCTTTCTGGCTCATTTCGCCTCCATCGCACGCATAAGGGCTACCGTTGCGTCTGTGACATCCTCGCCGGTGCCTGCGTAGATGCGCCCGAATTGGGCGTGCACCTTGAATCCTGCCTCAATCAGACGTTCTTCATTCGCCTGCACGTAGGCTGTCAGTTGTGACGAATACGCCCAAACAGCGGCTGGCAGGTCTTGAAGGTTGTCTACCGTGAACGTCTGTTTGGTATGCGGGTGATACGCCACCCACACGCCGGTCGGGAACTGGAAGACGTCGGTGAACCGAAAACGCTCCGCACCAGCCGGAGCGTTGAATTCGATATTCATTGTGACTTCGTTATTCATTGTGATTCCTTGTGAAGTAGATATATGTCGTATAGCAACGTGATGCTGCGAATTTAGACTTTTCTGAAAAATATTTTCAAATAAAAAGCCCCCGAAGGGGCTCATGCTCAGAACGGGATGTCTGTGTCGTCGTCCAGCGCCTGAGTTTGTGCCACGCGAGGAGCTGCTACATGCTGGTGGTCGCGAGCACTTGAACCGCTGGATTCGCTAACGCGCGGGCCGAGCTGCACATCATCCACTCGAGCAACGAGATTCGTGTACGACTTACCGTCATTGCCTTCGCGCTGCTCGATATGAACTTCCGACAACGTGAAGCAGTGGACGCTTCCCTTCGTCAGATACTGAGCCAACGACTCCGCGCGCTTGCCCCACAGCGAGGCGTTAATCCACTGCGTCGGCTGATTTCCATCAGCGTCGCGCTTGCCATAGTTCACTGCGAGCGAGAGTCCTGCGACAGCGTCGCCGCTGGGGGTGAATCGCACTTCAGCATCACGTCCAAGTCGTGCCAATCCGATGAGTTTCATACTTGAGATTCCTTTGTGTTGTTAACGATTGTTGAGGCTTCCCACTCTTCGAGTTGGGCAAGCGGGTAGCGCACTGCTGCGCCGAGTTTCTGATACGGTGGACCCTTACCCTGTGCTCGCCAATTGGCGAGCGTTCCAGTGGTAACGGCACCTCCCCAACGCAGCGACACTTCTGCTGCGCTGAGGAAATTTGACTGTGCCATTTGTTTAGTGCCTCGTTTTAGCTGATGCCGAGAGCGGCGTTGACATCGTCCGCTGCGGTTTCAGTGCCAGCTGCACGCTGAGCATCGAATGCCGTAGCTGCGCGCTTCAGGTCGTCCGGGCAGCCATTCGTGCTGATAGCGTCACGCGTTGCCTTCGGGAGCGCGCTCCATGCGGCCTTGAGAGCGTCCATGCCTTGCTCACACACCAGCTGGAGGCTATCGCGGGCGTTTTTCACCGCGTCATCGACCTGCTTGCCGCCGTCAATCCACTTGCGCAGAGCTTGGCCTTCTGCTGCCGTGAGGTAGCCCTTGGCTGCTTCGCCCGCCACGCCGAAGATTCCTTGCAGCTCTGCCGGGCACTTGATAACGTCGCGCTCCTTGCCGCCGTTCCACAGCATCAACGAAGCCGTCAGCTCAAACGTGAAATTCTTTTCCTGGATGGGCAGCACGCCTTGCGGTTCGTATTCCGTCTTGCCGTTGTTTTTGACGAGCTTGACCTTTTCACGGGCACGCATGCAGGCGATGATGTGCAGCGGGCTCTGGAGGAGGGCGTTCATGAACTTCTTGTGCTCGCGCTTCGCTTCGTTCCAGCGCGGGTTACGCGGAGCCTGACCGTCACGGCCCGGAGCATTAGCGATGTCCTCGCAGCCACCGATGCCTTCCCATTCGTGAGACACGCTGTCGATAACCAGAACTTCAACGCCAGCATCCACGAAGGCCTGAATCGCTTCGCTGTAGCGCTGCGGCGAGAACGGAGGCGTCAGGTCGCCAATTAAAAACTTGTGAATCACACCGTGCTCGTCACGCAACGAATCAGCGTACAGACGGCCGCGACGGTTTTCCGTACAGATAAAGCCGACCTTCTTGCTGTCGTAGTTTGCGATGCCCCATGCGAGATGGAGAGCCGTGAACGTCTTGCCAGCGCCAGAGATACCACCAAGACCCACAACTAGACGAGCGCCTTCGCGTTCTGCTTCTTCGATTTTGAAAATTGCCATTTGATGCCCCTTAAATTAGTTGATGATTTGATAAAGTTCGACAGCGATATCGACGAACAGAATGTACGGCAGCAACAGATACGCCGCGTAGACCAGCAGCACGACTACCGTCCACAGAATCAAAACAACGTCAATCAACGTGTCGAACATTTTGTCAATCAGTTTAGCTAGCATTTTTATTCACTCAGAGAGTTATCAATCAGCACCGACGAGGTGCTCGTTCTTCTTCATGTGCCACATGGGGACGCTGATAGTCTGAACAGCATTGCCGTATCCCGGCCATTGGCCTGAGCTCTTGCACTCTGCGTAGACATCTAGCGCCCGACGATACTTCGCACGACCCAGCGCAACGCTCGCTTCATCGAGCAGATACACGCCGACAGCGTGCGGGTATGCCTTCTCGACTGCGACGAAAACGAAGGCCTTGGCACTGCTGGGAATATTGAAATCGACTTTATCCGTCTGGTTGAGCGCCAACGTCAGCGTGTCGAGGTAGTACGGGTGCTGCACGTCGTAGCCCCATTTGGCGATGCTGCGTGCGAAACCTTCCGGGCTTGCATCTTCAGTCGTCTTCAGGTCGCCAACGATGCCATCCATGCGCCACAAGTCAGGGCGGCAGCGACGAATCTCGCCGGTAATTGGGTCAACCGCATACGCAGAATGCTCTGTAACGTATTTCGAGCCAGTGAGCAGCGAATGAGCAGCAGGGTGGGCCATTACTGCGTCACGCATCGCGAACAACTGGTCGCGCTCTTCGACGGACAGAATGGTGCGGCCTGCATTCTGAACTGCGTACTCGTGTTTCAGTTCGTCGGCGATTTTCGCGTCCGGACGGATGGCTTTCAGACGAGCGACCAGCTCAGCCTTCGTGCCGCTGACTTTCTCGCCAGCTTCTTTCAGCGCGGCCTTTAGGTCGTCGGCAGTAACCAGTGCATCGTCTGGCAGCTTGAGTTCGAGCACATACGAGTTATCAAATAGCTCAGGTTCGAGCACTAGCATGTGAAATGCGGTGCCGATTTTCATTGCCGCCGTCGGCTCACGCTCTTCGTGACGTTCGCGCGAGGCCTTCAGATGCATAGGCGTCGTGTTGCTCAGCTGGCACAGCATCGAGTTCGATACGCCTTCGCCGCCGTGATATGCGGCGTTAGAGAGGTTTGCGTAGATTCCAGGTTCCATTCTGTCTCCGAATTGATAAGATTACATAGTGTAGCAACTAGTGTAGCAACTGAGTGAAGAAACGTGATTTATTTTTTCACGCCGTGATTCGCGATGACGTTTAAAGCTGTTGTCTATACGGTTGACCAACTCTTGACAATTACAATGGCAATCGAACTTCGGGACTATCAGAACAGCGTCGTAACCCAGACTGGGCAAGCCCTTCGCCGCAGTCGGCGCGTGCTCGTCGTGCTGCCTCCGGGCGGTGGCAAAACCGTCATCGCAGCATTCATCGCGCAGGCATTCGCTGCACGCGAACAGACAACATTTTTCAATTGTCATCGACAGGAACTTATCAAACAGACGTCGGGCACGTTCACCGATTGCGGGCTAGGGCACTCGTTCATCGCGGCAGGCCAGCCAATGTATGTCAACGCGCGCGTCCAAGTTTGTAGTATTGACACTCTAAAGAATCGGCTGTCCAAGTTGGAAGAGCCGAAAGTTGTCATTTGGGACGAGTGCCACCACATTGGAGCCGCTGGATGGGCTGCAATTATGGAAGCGTGGCCGAATGCCTACCACATCGGCCTGACGGGCACGCCGTGGCGCTTGGACGGCACAGGGCTAGGGAAGTACTTCGATGAGATGGTCATCGGCCCAACGACGGCAGAACTGATTGAAATGGGCCGCCTCGCACCATATGAAATCTTCGCGCCGAGCACGCCCGATATGAAAGGCGCGCGCAAGAGCATGGGCGACTTCGCTAAGGCCGACGCTGAGGAGCGGATGCGCGAGCCGAAAATCATCGGCGACATTGTCAATCACTGGAAGAAAAACGCGAACGGGCTCTTGACTGTTGGGTATGGCGTGAACGTGGCGCACTCGCAGTACATGGCAGACCTTTTCAATCAGAACGGTATCCCGTCCGCACACCTTGACGGCGGTACTGAGAACTCAGAGCGCAAGCGCGTCATCCAGGCATACGCGAACGGCGAAATCAAAGTGCTGTGGAACGTCGGGCTGTTTGGTGAAGGCTTCGACCTGAGCGCGTGGGCTGGCAAGCCAGTCACGATTGACGCGGCTATCCTTGCCAACCCAACGACATCGCTGTCCAAATACCTACAGGAATCTATGCGCTGCATGCGTCCTGCAGAAGGCAAGGTCGGCATCATCCTCGACCACGCAGGCAACAGCAGCCGCCACGGATTTCCTGACGATGAGCGTGACTGGCAGCTCGAGGACCGTAAAAAAGGCAAGAAGGCCGAATCTGATAACGCTCCGCCGCCTCCACTGACGTGCGAAGGGTGTTTCCGTCAATGGCGTCGCCCAGCTCCCGCTGTATGTACGTGCGGTAAGAGCCTTCGGGCTGAGGCGCGCGAGATTGAAGTCGGCGAAGGTGAATTGAAAAAACTCACAGCAGAAGACAAAGCTCGAGTGCGCGCTATACGTAAAAAGGAAGAGGCGGATTGCAAATCTATCGAGGACTGGGTGAGCCTCGGCCGCGCCCGTGGATATGACTTTCCTTTGCAATGGGCGCAGAAGCGCCACACGCTCCGAACCCATAGACGTTAACTATCGCCCCGATAGTAAAATACAATTGACATTCACGAATATGAATACCTACACTTTGAAGAATCGAGTTAACAATGAGTGAGCATCGCATACAGAACGAAATCCGCAACGCCTTGGCTGGGGAGTGCTTGCTGTTCCGCGCGAACGTAGGCCGGGGCTGGACAGGGGACTGCATCAAGCTGCCGAACGGCGACGTGCTGATTAAGAATCCGCGTCCGTTCGACACAGGTCTCCCGCCTGGCTTCGGAGATTTGTTCGGTCTGGTACAGCGCACAATAACAGCTGAGATGGTCGGGCAGACCGTCGGCGTGTACATCGCAGCAGACGTAAAAACTGCGACGGGCAAGCTGACGGATAAACAAGCTGCCTATCTTAAAGCCGTGAACTCGAACGGCGGTGCGGCGGACGTCTGGCGAAGTGTTGGCGATGCGGTTGCTACACTCAAGCGAGCAAGAGGTCAGTGATGAATGCCGATGAGTTTCTGCGCAAACGCGCACGTATTGCATCAGAGCACAGCACATCTAGCCGTCGCTATAAGTCGGAGATGGAACGCCTTGTGCGAGATGCCGACGCCGCGCTGGTGGTGATGAACAGAAAAATCATCGGCTACAGGTTGAAAACGGGCGAGATAGTCTGCGTCAAAGAGCGGTACCGCGACGAAGCCGACGCCCGTGCAGCACTGGCAGACATCGCACGCAGCAATCTCGAGGGTGCTCGCATCCCAGTGCGCTCGTACTACTGCACGCGTTGCAAAGGTTTTCATGTGACTTCGCAAAGATTTGAAAAGTCACGATACGAATAAAAACAGCTGCTACACTATTTGATTCACAAGTGTGAAGGGCTGATGTAGAATTGATAACATTCCTTTTCAGGGGACCAACAAAATGCATGAACGAACTAAAAAACTGATTGACCTGATGGCTGAGCATCAGCTGAAGGCGGCTGACGTGGCGAAAATCCTCGGTCGCAACGCCAACACCGTGCGTGTCTGGAGATGCTCCAACTCGCAAATCATCCCCGCTGACGCATTGCGCCTGCTGGAAATGACGCTCTTGCACGGCAAGGACGCAAAATGAACAAGCTGGACTTTGCGGCAATTAATCAATCATTGAACGCGGAAAGCGTCGTTCCGATGTGGCTGCCAGATGGCAAGCTGCAAGGTAATGAGTGGGTGAGTCACAACGGTAGCTTCAGCGTCAACCTGCGCAAGGGCGTGTGGAAGGACTTCTCTGGTGGTGCCGGTGGTGCGGACCTCGTGTCGCTGTACGCATTTCTCTTCCACGACAACAACCAAGGCGCGGCTGCTCGCGAACTTTCTGAGGAGAACGGTATCGTCTTGAACGCTGAGACTCGTCAACGCGCGCACGAAACCAAGGTGGCGCAACTCGACGAAGCTCGTCCGGAGTGCGTGTTCCCGGTTCCGCCTGAAGCGCCGACTCCGACATTCCATCACGGAAAGTATGGCCAGCCTTCGCGTAAGTTTGCATATCGGGACGCGGCTGGCGACCTGATGATGTACGTATGCCGTTTCGACCCGGAAGGCGAGCGCAAGCAAGTCATTCCGTACAGCTGGTGCAACCATCCCGAGAAAGACGGTAAGGCAGCACACTCACGCTGGACGTGGAAGGGTGTCACAGGCAAGTCGAAGCGTCCTTTGTTCAACCTCGACAAACTGGCGGCGATGCCGGACGTAGACGTAATTATTGTCGAAGGCGAAAAGGCCGCTGAAGCTGCTCAAGAGATTTTCGGCTCGGCTGCCGCGTGCGTTACGTGGATGGGCGGCGTTGAAACCGCTGACCGTGCAGATGTGAAGGCACTCGCTGGTCGCCGCGTTTTCCTGTGGCCGGATTTCGACAGCGCAAAAGACGACGAAGGCAATGTGAAGCCGCTGCACGAGCAGCCTGGCATGCGCGCCATGATGAGCATCGCTAGCAACTTGAAGGGCGTGGCACGCGAGCAGCACATGGTTCGCTATGAATTCGGGCAGTTCGAGCACGGCTGGGACCTTGCTGACGGACAAGCCGAAGGCTGGGACCTGACCAAGGTCATGGAGTACATCGGCGCGAACACCGGTGACCCGGTTGCTGTAGCAGCTAAGCAACCAGCCGGACGCATCAAGCTTGACGCTAGCGTTAATCCGTTCGGCTATGCACACGTATCCGACAAGGGGCAACCCTTGAACACGGTCGAGAATTTGGCTTATCTTTTCGAGCAATACGGCATAACTGCACGCTACAACGTCATCAAGAAAGACGTTCTCGTGGAAATTCCGGGCAAGAAATACGTGAACGACAACGCATCGAACTGCGCGCTCGCAGAAATCAATTCAATCTGCGCACGCAATCGGATGCCGGTAGCCAGCACGGGCGAGTACATCAAGCTCATCGCGGATGCGAATAGTTTCAACCCTGCGGCCGAGATGATTGGTGAGCGCGCATGGGATGGCGTGAGCCGACTCGAGGAGCTCTACGACACGCTGAAAACCGCGCCGGGTTACGACCGCGACCTGATGAAGCTGTTGATTCGCCGCTGGTTGATTTCGTGTGTTGCGGCGGCTCTCAAAGACAAAGGTTTCTGGTCGAAGGGCGTTCTCGTGTTCCAGGGTGAGCAGTCGCTGGGTAAGACTGCGTGGATTAAAGCATTGCTGCCGTCCGCACGGCGCGAGCTGGTGAAAATCGGCGCGAACATCGACCCGGCCAACAAAGACAGCGTGAGCAGCGCAATCGGCCACTGGATTGTTGAACTCGGCGAACTGGATGGAACCTTCCGCAAGGCAGACATCGCTAAGCTCAAGGCGTTCATCAGTCAGGACATCGACCAGCTGCGTCGTCCGTACGACCGACTGGAATCTACGTATCAGCGCCGCACTGTGTTTTTCGCGAGCGTGAACCCGGAGAAATTCCTGGCAGACGAAACGGGTAACGTTCGGTGGTGGACGATTCCGGTGATTGACGTGAACTACGAGCACAGCATAGACGTACAGCAGCTGTGGGCCGAAGTCGCTACGCTGTTCAATGCTGGAGAGAGCTGGTGGCTGAGCCGCGACGAAGAAGCTGCGCTTGCCGAAGTGAATCGTGAGCACGAAGCTGTTGACCCGCTTGAAGAGCGTATCCACACGATGTTCGACTGGACTCGCAAGGGCATGGGCACGGCGATGACTGCGACGGACGTGCTGATTTCCATCGGCATCGATAAACCGTCTAAATCACAGGCAACGGATTGCAGTCGCTTGCTGCAAAAACTTACAGGCCCGGCGGTAAAATCAGGTAGCCGCCGCGTATTCAAGATGCCACCGCGCAACAACGACAACCGCTTCGACTACGACGAACGGCCGTTCTAACCCACAACACAGGCGCTCACTCGAGCGCCTTTTTCATTATGAACGTCACACTACAAAACGGGCAGGTTGTCGATAGCGGCAGCGAGGCATGGCGTCACGAGACGGAGGCGCGCGCCGTACTGAGAATGTCCTCTAAACCGATGCGGCAGGACTATCTAAGGCGCGTACGGAAAGCACGCGGTGAAGCAGCGGGGGAGAGGCTGGAAGCTACCATCATGAGGCTATGGGAAACGAGTCGGGCATAGAGAATTCTCATGACGTATTTCCGTATTTAGCTATGTACATATCTGTGAATACCCCGTAGAATGGTTTCCATCGGCGGTACATGTAGCAAGTGATAAAAAACAGTTGCTACACTATTCACTAACATGAAAAGGAGCTTTACAATGCAAGTCGTCTACTCAGTCTCAACCGAAATCGGCCAAGTCGGCCCGCTGTTCGATGACCTCGATACCGCTGAGGCATCGCTAGCATACGAAATCATGAAGCTGACGGAACACAACCGAACCGGCTTCAATGCGATGTCGGCCGCAGATGCTCGCCAAAGCGCAGAGGAGTTTTATTTCCTCGAAGTGCGTGACGCAGCAGGCAACTGGACCCGCGTCTAATCAAACCAACGAGCCAGCAAAGCGCTGGCTCACCACCCGGAGCTTTACAATGGACCAATCTCTTTACCCGTTCGCCGTAGCTTGCTACGACACCTGCACGCTCGTTGAACTCGAGGCCGCGCTGTACTGTGGAAGTTTCTCGGACGACTGCATTGCGTGGGAAATCTCACCGGAGCAGTGGCACGAACAGGTCCAGATGGCTATCGACGCAAAGCGCGCTGACGCCGAATAAAACCAACAAACCCACGATAGAAGGAATTGAAAATGTCTAAATTCTCCGTCACCCTTGAATCGATGCGCAAAGCTTACGCGAACGTCGAGAGCTACAACCGTCTCGTTCTGGCGTTGCAAGGCAAGCCGTTCATCGAGCGCGACAGCTACATCGACTACGACCATGCCGAGCTGATTCCGCTCACGACCGTGCTCGAGCACGCAGGAATTGATAACGCAATCTGGGCGCTCCGCTGCGTTGATAACGCAAACCGCGAAATTCGCCTGTTTTCTATTCAGTGTGCCCGTCAAGTCGAGCACCTGATGAACGACCCGCGCAGCGTTTACGCGCTCGAGATTGCGGCTGATTTCGCTGAAGGCGCGGCAACGCTGGAAGAGCTTCGCAGCGCACATTTCGAGGCGTGGGAAGCGTGGGAAGAGGCGAAGGCAGCAAGCAATTCGCCGTTCAACGCAGCGCTCTGTGCAGCGGCAAGCACGGCGCGCGACCCGTCGGCATCCAGCTGGGTAGCAGCCACGGCCGCATTCGACGCAGCGCAAGATGCCGCTACGGCCGCAGGTGGTACCGTCGCGGCGTGGGGCGCTGCTCGCCAGGCACAACGCGAATTCTTTACCGAAATGTGCAACGGCACGGCTGCATGGCTGTAATGAATAAAATGGGGTTGCTATACGTATTCACAACCAACCCTTTTTTTGATAATCTGAAAATGAACGAAAGCAATAACAACACATTTCTCGCTGCCTCCGTGATGATGCCGAACGACGGCTGGACAGCTGAGGGGGAGAAAATCGCACGCAGGGACCTCGAGCGTTCTGCATCGATGGCTATACTGAAAGGTAAGACCATCAAAGTCTCGAAGACTGAGGCAGGCACGCTGTTCTCGCTTCAACTGCGAGTTTTCAATGCGGACGAATACGACGCAATCATTGAAGCCGAGCGCAAAAATGCACGCCTTGAAGTTTTCGCTGAGGTGTTGAGGGCTGTAAACGGTGTCGAGGTCGAACAGTACAACGACAGGGATTTCGATAAATCCATCGGTGCGCTGAAGGTCGCCGACGCAATCCAAGAACTTGTCAATAAGGAGCTGTCATGACTCTGCCGCTTATCGCAATTTTCGCTACGTGTTTCGTCGTAGCTATCTCTGGTCTGTGCAAGCGCAGCACAAAACAACAACGTGAAAAGTGGGAGTGGAAATGAAGCATACTGTCGCAGAACAGAAGATTCTCGAACTGGCCGAGTACGTTATGGCGGCCAAGGATTTGATGGTGGTGCACGAGCAGCTGAAGGCGGATTACGAGGCGCTGGAGAAGGAGAACAGGCAGCTGCGCGAAGACGCTCGGCTTGAGCACGCCGCTGGCATGCTCGAGGCTGCGGAGGAAGTCGAGAAGCTGAAGCAGGAAAATCAGCGCCTGATTTCTGAGGTGACATACTTCAGGCAGATTGCGCATAAACGCTTCGATGAGATAGCGCTGTTGGAACGTGGTAGAGGTCGTTACCAGCATGAAATTGCGGAGCTTCGTAAAGAACTAGCCACAACGTACGACCTTCAGTGTCAGGTCGAATACCTTACGAAGCGGAACAGGGTTCTCTACGAAGAGAGCTCATCCGCAGGACAGCAAGCTTATCTTGACGGACTGGAGGAGGGTAGGGCAGACGGCGCATGGGAGGTGCTGCAATCGCTGAGCGTGCTCTCTAACGAGAAAATGAAGGAGTTTGCAGCGCAGGGCCAGTATGGGCACGTATGCGGAGCGAGTGCTATCCGCGACGAGATACTTAAACAGCTGAAAGAAGTGGAGGAGTAATGAATCCGACTAGGCGAGAGGTAGATGTACAGCTCGCCGCGTTCGTCTGCAACACAGCATTTAACGATGGACGACGCGCAGAGCTGGAGGAGTTGGAGGCGTTTGCTGATAAGCGCCTCGAGGCACTGAACAAGGCAGGACTGACTGACTGGGAAAACGGCGTGTGGGAGCTCAAGCTGGAGCTGATGCGCCGTCTCAGAGAATTGAAAATGTAAGACCAGACCACTTTTCAACACGCTGAAGGACCAATATAAAATGACTAAAATTGATTTTCAACGGGATGTGTTTGGCGCGAACGACGACCTCATGGCTGAGGTGAACCGAATTGAAAAGGCCAAGCGCCTGCTCGAGCAGAACCCGACCGGCCAGGAATATGCGATTGATACCCTCGTTGCTGCGAGCTACAAGCTCATGTTGCGAGCGTGGGGAGAATGAAAGGTTACGACGTACTACCAAGACCAAACCGCCTTCGGGCGGTTTTTTGTTGTTCGCTACCAGCGAAATGCTCGGTCGGTTGCCATAGTTGGTCCCTGTTAGCCCCATTTTGGGACTAACTTTTCGATAGGTAGTCCCACGTCAAACCCTTACCCAGTAAGGGTTCCAGCCATTTTGGGACTACATGGGACAAGGTATTAAAAGATAGGTAGGGCTATGTAGGCTATATGTAAGGTAGTATGCTATATGTAATAATGTCACTAGATAGCCCCGTATACTTTAAGAAAACGTAGTCCCACTTGTCCCATAGTCCCAAAATCACCCGCAAACCCTTACTGGATAAGGGTTTCGCATTGGGACAAGCTTGTCCCTGCTTGTCCCACGCTTGTCCCAGTTAGTCCCAAAGTTATCAATTCAAGAATTTTCAGAAGTTGACAAAAACAGTTGCTATACTATTTTTGTATCTTGACAAATGGGAGACTTGGTGCGATTACCGACAAGCGTTCAAGAAATAGCCGACGTCATCGGCAGAGAGCGAGCCTTATACCTGGTAGGGCAGTTACCGCGATGCGTCGCGGGTGTAGATGGGAAGAAATCGTCGCGTGTGATTTTGTACGTTCCGAGCGTATCACGGCTGACTCTAGACCATGAGCTGGTGCGGATACTTGGCTATAACGATGCGCTGAAGATGTGCCGCAACTTTGGCGGTCTAATACTTCAGCTAGCAAACTGCTCAGACATCTATAACAACTATCGCGACAAGATGATTTTGAAATTCTTGAGCGAGGGGATGACGCCGGTGCAGGTCGCTGCAATCCTAGGCATATCGGATAGGCATGTACGTGGTAGAGCGAAGCTTTTATCGCCTGTGAAAGTGGAAATTCCACAAGAGGAATTAATTCCACGGGAAAACCATAATGCTACTTATCTGATGCGCGCTAACCACGGATACAACAAACAATGCACGACGAACACGGGCTTGGCCTGCTAGCCAAAATTGCAGGAATCTGGGCCATGATTGGGGTTACATCATGGTCTGAAGCTGCTTCATTTGCAGCTTTCGCTTTCACAATGTATTTGCTGCTCCGCAAGGTCTTCCTCGATTTCCGTCATCTGTTTGTTAAAGACGAGAAACCTCAGAAGCCGCGAGACGAGCACGAAACCAGCTTCGACTGGACTAATGATGAAACTGATTGACGACGCCTCGCAATTCTGGAAGTTCTACTCGACGCATGCAGCCTACATCGGCTTCGTGCTGCTTGGCACGCTTGCGTATATCTCGCAGAACGGCGTGACGCTTCCAAAGGCTGTCATCGTTGGCGCTGTCATTCTGTCGGGCTTCAGCTTTTCAATTGCTCGAGTAATCAAACAAGCAGCCGGTTCGCCTGCTGTTCCTGGAGGCGATAGCAATGCTGCCCAATGACTTTATTTCAGCAGTAGCACCCGCTGCACAGCAATGCATGCGGCAATCCAAAGTTTTCGCAAGCGTGACGCTTGCACAGGCGATTCTCGAGAGTGGTTGGGGTTCGTCTGGGTTGGCTCAAAAGGGCTTCAACCTGTTCGGCATTAAGGCTATCGGCGGCTGGACTGGTCCGACTATCTCGATGCCGACCCGCGAAGTCGTTAACGGGCAATCTATTACCGTGCAGGCGGCTTTCCGCAAGTATCCGAACTGGCTGGGCAGCATTCAGGACCATGCGGCGTTCCTGACGGGCAATCCGCGCTATGCAGCGGCATTCAAGGCTGCAAACGGCGAAGCGTTCGCAACTGCAATCGCAGCTGCTGGCTACGCAACAGACCCTAACTATGCGAATTCATTGATTGCGCTGATGCGTCAGCACAATCTTGCGCAATACGACCAGGCCTAAAAATGGCAGCCATCATTGCAATGATTACCGCGATTATCGCCATGCTGAACGGTGGTGTGACGCTCATCAAGTCGATTTTCGGGAAATCCTCGACTGGAAGCGACGCTGTCGCAACTGGTGTTGCTGTAGAGAACAAAACGGACGAAATCACGGCGCAAGCTACACGCAGCGCTGAAAACGCGGTCTCACAGGAAATTCAAAATGCGAATGTTAAAACTGACGCTAGCGTCGCTGCTGTGCGTAACGCTAGTAGCGTGCGCGAGCAACAAAGCGCCATCGATGACGCAATCAATGGCGCAAACGCACCAGCTGGTTCCGACCGTTAATTGTGGCGAAGATGCTCCAGACGGCTCGCTACCTAGCTATCCGCGTTTGGCTGACGATGCTGCGCTTAGCGCAATGTCCGCCGACGAACAAATCGCAAGACTCAAGTCCGACCGTACAGCAGCAGGTGTTTGGGCAGTACAAGCAGCAGGGCAGTTTGGACTCGAGAAAAAACTCCGTTTCACAACCCGAAATTGCCTCGCAGACCTCAGAACGCGCGGCGTTATCAACTAAAAGGATTTACACCATGGTTAGCATTCTCACAGTAGTTTCCGCAGTAGAAGCCGCGTTCGAAGCAGCTGAAGCCGTTGAAAAGGAATTCGAAATCCTGAAGCCGTACATCACGCAGTTCATGAACACGGCTGAAACGGCTTACGCCAGTTCCACGACCGCAGGCTCGTCTAAGTTCGCCGCTGTCATGGCCTCTGTCAAAGCTGTTGCTGGAGCACTTGGATTGAGCTGGTCGTCCGGTCTGGAGACGACCATCCAGTCGTTTATCAACGTTGCCAAGGCAGCATTCAATGCGTTCGCAGCGGTAGTTACAGCAGTGGCACCGAACTCGGCTGGTGGCGTTGCTTCAGCTGTCAGCGCAGTGTCGAGCGCTGCTGAGGTGGCATCGAGCACGTTGACAACTCTGTCGTCGCTGTCCGCCGCGACGTCGTCCGCAGCCTAACGTCCGTCATCGTGCGCGCATCTTCACTCAACATGCAGCGTGCGCGCACGTCCGAAGACGGCACCACTATGGTGCAACGATGCACCAAAGAAGGGAAAACCCACAGAGAAATGGGTCCTTCCCGGGCCGTCCGGCCTGCGGGGACATGGCCCCCGCATATATCCACCTCTGCGTGATTTCGGATTGTGAAATTTACTATTACGAATTGATAAGAAAATGGGCGTAATTTTGAGCCGGGCTGGCCTTGCGGAGCATATGGGGCATAGCCTTCCGACAATCGACCGCTGGCGCAAAGATGGCATGCCGGTAGTAACACGCGGTAGTAAAGGCGTGGAATGGGAGTTCGACCTGTCGGAGTGCATCAAGTGGTACGCCCAACGACAGGCTGAAGCCGCTGGTGGCGCTGTAGACGACATAAAAGAAATCGAAAAGCGCACCGCCAGGGCAAAGATGGAGCAGGCCGAGTTAGCTCTGGCGCAAGCCAAAGGCGACGTCGCGCCTATCAAGGAATTCGAGCGGGCTCAGGCGGCGCTAATGGCTGTCATTCGGCAAAACGTCATGAACGTTGCGCAGCGCGCTGTTAAGCAACTGCTCGGAGAGACCAACGAAGCCACGTTTAAACAAAAGCTGCGCCTCGAACTCTCGAACGCGCTCGAGCAATCCGCGACGGCTGAATTAACCATCCAAGAAGATGACGACGACAATGACAATGAAGAATGACCCGGGGCTGTTGCAATACGCAACTGAAAGACAAGCTGAGTATATAAAAAAGCTGTGGGAGTGCAGTGAAACGGAAACCGCACGGCACTTCGGCGTTGATAGAAAAACCGTCCGTCAGGCGCTCGAGCGAGTCCAAGCCAAGGCCTCACGGCAGGGTTACGCTCCCGAGCACGACATGACTCGCACTGTACCCGATGGTTTTCATGTCAAAGGCGTTTCAACGTACTACAACGAAGAAGGCAAGCCCACGGCGCAGTGGGTAAAGACGAATATCGATGCACAGCGGCAGGCCGAGATTATGCGCCACGCCGTCGATGCCCTGAAGGAAGAAATTCCGCCAACTTCGCCGACAGCCGCGCCCGTGGCTACGGATGAAAATCTTCTTAATCTGTACCCGATTACTGATTATCACCTAGGCGCTAAGACTTGGGCCGAGGAAACCGGCGCGGACTGGAACATGGAAACCGCCGAGCAATTGCTGGTTGACTGGTTTGCCTCTGCAATTGCCGCTGCACCTGCCGCGAAATTTGCAGTGTTCGCGAACTTAGGGGATTTCCTGCATTACGACAGCCTCGAGGCCGTGACGCCGACGAATCATCACGTCCTGGATGCTGACGCACGATTCCAGCAACTCATTCGCGTGAATATCAGGCTAAAGCGACGCATTCTTTCGATGCTGTTGCAGAAGCACGAGCACATTTATTTCATCGAAGGCGAGGGAAATCACGACCTAGCGTCTAGCGCGTGGGGCCGTGAGCTGTTCGCTGCTCTTTATGAAAACGAGCCGCGAATCAGCGTGGAAACGCGTCCGGACCCGTATTACGCAGTTGAACATGGGAAAACTTCGCTATTTTTCCATCACGGGCATAAAAAGAGGCGCGACAGCCTCGAAACGGCATTTATTGCTAAGTTTCGCGAGATTTTCGGCCGCACTCAATATTCGTACGCACACTGCGGGCACTTGCATCACGACGTCGTGCGCGAAACAAACACGATGCACATCGAGCAGCACGAGACGCTGGCAGCGCCTGATAGCCACGCGAGCCGTGGCGCATGGCTGAGCAAGCGAAGCGCCAAAGTTATCACTTATCACAAAGAGTTTGGTGAGGTCGGTCGCATCACGATTTCGCCTGAAATGCTTCAAGCGAGGAACCATGAAAAAGCTGCCGGATGACTGTATGCCGCGATGCGAAAACTGCAATGCGGGGTGTTTTGAAAAGGGCGAAGAGCAGGGCGAATGCCGCCTTCTGCCTATGGATTGGGTTTCTGACGGAGATGGCGGTGTCGTTGCCGCCTGGAAGCCCGCTTATCGCGAAGGATGGTGCCGACACTTCATGCGGCAAGTTCACTAAGCTATGGAATTATCGCAGTTCACTAATCTGACAGCTGTTGTGGCAGCGCTAAATCGAGCCGCCGAGCAGCTGATACCTCCCGCCAACATCCCTCCCAGTGTATGGGCGGAAGGCGACCCTGCGCGCGGACTCAAGCCAAACGTTCAGATTCCCGTTGGCAACGCGGTACCCGGTCCGATTAATTTTGATAACGCGCCGTATCAGCGCGAGATGCTGGACTGGATTAAAGAGCCGGGTGTCTATGCTATCGACCTGATGCTCGGCGCGCAGCTTGGCAAAACTACGGTGCTCCAGTGCGCAACCGGGTTTTATATTGCCCACGAACCGCGCTCGATGATGATGTCGCAACCGTCGGAAGGCGACTTGCAGACGTATCTCGAGACAAAGCTGACGCCGATGATTGAGGCGAATCCTGCGATTGCTAAGCGTCTCGCTAAGCCTCGCGGCCGCGAAGGCGTTAACAATTCGCGTATCAAGTCGTTCATCGGCGGCTTTCTGATGTTCAGCTGGGCAGGCTCTCCAAAAACGGCACGCGGCAGAAGTGCGCCTAAGATTTTCATGGACGAAGTGGACGGATATGAGAAAACCAAGGAAGGAAATTTTATGGAACTCATGTCCCAGCGCGCCGCGTCATTTGGGGATGAAGGCCTCGTAATTCGGACAAGCACCCCGACGATTAAAGGGAAGTCGAATATCGAGACAGGATTCCTGGCTGGAGACCAACGTCGTTACTACGTTCCGTGCCCTCATTGCGGCGAGCCTCAGTATCTTCGCTGGGAGCGCGTCATGTGGAGCGGCCGGAAATCCACGGACATCAAAAGCTGGCAAGAAGACCTGCACGAAGACCATAAGCCTAATGACGCAGAGTATCTCTGTGAAGTTGAGGGCTGCGGAATGGGGTGGAGTGACGGAGAGCGAATCGCAGCTATCCGTACGGCTAAAGAAAAGGGCGGCGGATGGAAAGCGTCTAAACCGTACACCGGGCACATCAGCGCACACGCGCCGGAAATGCTGAGCACGTTCCGCGATTTAAAAGATATCGTGCGCTCGTATCTGAGCAAAATCCGCCTGGATGACATGCAGTCGTTCGTCAACGTGTCGCTGGGTGAGACGTACGAAGAGTCTGGTGAAGAAGCCGACGCAAGCGAGCTGATGAAGCGGCGCGAGAAATACGCAGCACAGGTGCCTATGGGCGGCGTATGGATTGGCGCTGGCATAGACATGCAGCCGGACCGTCTGGAGGTTCAGCGGATTGCGTTTGGCGTTGGAGAAGAGGCGTGGGTTATCGACCATAAGGTTTTGTGGGGCGACCCGCTCCTACCCGACGTATGGCGCGACCTTGAGGACTTGCTGGAAGAGGAGCTCACGCACGAGAGCGGCGTGAAGATGCGCATCGGCGGAGCATGTCTCGATACGGGCGGCAATGGCAGCTATCCGCAGACGGCATATGACTGGCTGCGCGGTAAAACTGGTCGCCGTATTTTCGGCATTAAGGGTATCCCTATGGGCTGGGGCAAGCCCATCGTTGAAAAGCCGCAGCGCAAGCAATCCGGCAAAAACGCTCGGAAAATCGACTTGTTCCTCGTCAGCTCTGACGAAGGCAAGCTGGTCGTTATGCGTCGCCTCAATTTGAAGCCGCATGAAAACCCAGATGTGCGAGTTCCGGGATACATCCATTTCCCGCTTACCGAGCAGGGTGATGAGTACCAGACCGGCGTTGATGAGGAATATTTTAAGCAGCTGACCAGCGAAAAACTCATCACGCACTACGTCAAGGGCTTCGCACAGCGCAAATGGACTAAGCCGGACAAGGCTCGAAACGAAGTTCTCGACACGTTCGTCTACGCATACGCAGCATTGAAAATAATGCAGCCGAACCTGAAGTCGCTGGCTGAAAAGATGAAGGGCGTAAAGGTGAACCGCTTTGCTAATGTGCAAAAAGTTGACAGTAGTGAGCCAAAACCGGCCGTAACAAGCAAAATTTTGCCAGTTACTGAGGCGGAAATTCCACAAGAGGAAATGGAGGCTCCCAGCTCCGATAATCAAAGAATCGTACGGACCAAACGAGTTCTCAACGCGAGGAAACGGGGCGGTTCGTGGGCAACTAAATGGTAACGAATGCAACGCAGAAATATCACTCTACCCGAGCAAATCACGGCGGGTCTGGATTTCCAGACCGTCGTGTGCTCGCCTGCGTTTCCCGCTACCAGCTGGACGCTCAACGCTGTTATTCGAGGCCCGCAGCAGATTAATTTAACCGCATCTGCTGACGGGACTGATTTCGTTATTAGCGCGCTGGCAGCCACGACTGAAACGTGGACGCCAGGCACTTACTGGTACAGCCTGCGCGTCACGAATGGCACGTCAACGCAAGAGATTGGCACCGGCCAGCTCACAGTCATTGCAGACTTAGCGACCGTTACCGCGCCGTATGACGGCCGTAGTCAATTCCAGATTGCGCTGGATGCTATCGATGCCGTTATCGCTAAACGGGCAACGGTGGACCAGCAACGCTACAAAATTAATGAGCGAGAGCTCTGGCGCACGCCTGTCGCCGAACTGCTGACGCTGCGCGCGTATTACGCGACAAAAGTCCGTCAGGAAATTGCTAAGGCGAACGGCAAATCGCGCTTCGGGCGTCCCATCATCGTGAAATTCCACTCATGAAATTATTCCCGTTTCTTGGGCGTCGCTCCGCTCCTACACCGGCTCCTGCTGCAATCGCCGCTCCTGCGCCTCGCCGCAGGATGATGGGGCACATGCTGAGCAACCTGAGCGCGATGTTCAAGTCTTCGAACGTTGACGCAAATGACAACTGGACGGCCATCCCTTTGCCGCCGGACCAGTTCATTACCCTGCGCCAGCCCGCTCTGGTGGCGCGTTCGCGTGAGCAGTGGTCCAACAACGACTATGTGCGCGGCTACATTCGCCGCTGCCGTCAGAACATCGTTGGCGAGCACGGCATTAAGTTGCAAGTAAAGGCGACGCTCGCTAATGGCAAGCTCGACAAGGTCGCAAACGCCGCAATTGAAGCTGCCTTTGCCGAATGGTGCAAGCGTGGCAACTGCGACGTGACGGGCACGTTGTCATGGCGCGGTTTGCAAGCCCTGTGCGTTGAGCACGCTGCTCGCGATGGTGAATATATCGTCCGTAAAGTGCGCGGCGCTGATGCAGGCCCGTTCGGTTACGCGTTGCAGGTTATTGACCCGCAGCGTTTGCCTGTTCGTTATCAAGAAACAAATTTCGGAAACACCGGCAATTTTATTCGTAACGGTATCGAGTTCAACCGTTACGGTCGTGCACGCGCTTACCACTTCGCAAGCACTGACGAATCCGATTCGCAGTTCTACTACAGCGTTAGCGGCGAAGGATTCGTGCGGATTCCGGCAGAGGAAATCATCCACGGATTCGTAACCGAGATGGCTAGCCAGCGTCGGGGAATTCCTTGGACCTCGACCGGCCTGTTTCGCATGCACCACTTGCAAGGCTATGAAGATGCGAGCGTTCAGAATGCGCGCGCGTCATCGGCGCAAATGGGCTTCATCCAGTATCGCGACGGATTCGGTCCTGAAGCGGGCGATGACTATGACGTAGCTGGAAGTATCAACGCCGAACCGCTGTCATTCCACGAATTGCCGGAAGGCGCGGAACTGGCAAAGTACGACCCGCAGTATCCGAGCGGCGAATTCGCAATTTTCCATAAGGCCATGCTGCGTGGCGCGGCGACCGGCTGGGGCGTGTCATACAACAGCCTGGCTAACGACCTTGAAAACGTCAACTTCTCGAGCATTCGCGACGGCAAGGTTGACGAGCGCGACAACTGGAAGGAATTGCAGGGCTGGCTCATCGAAACGCTGGTTGCGCCGGTGTATGAGGACTGGCTGAAGATTTCCCTGCTGTCCGAAAAGATTTTGAACAAGCAAGGCAAGCCATTGTCGCCGTCGAAACTGGCGATTTACAAAACCGCGCATTTCCAAGGCCGCCGCTGGGCATGGATTGACCCGAAGAACGATGCAACGGCTAAAACCACGGAAATCCGTGCAGGCCTCACGTCTATTTCTCAAGTACTGCGTGAACAAGGCCGTGACGCTGAGACCGTTTTCGAAGAAATCGCTAACGACATCGAAGGCCTGAAGGAAGCAGGCGTGCCTGACGAATTTATCAGCGTGATGTTCGGCATTCTGCCAGCGCCTGAAGCGGCTCCGAGTAAAGCCGACGAATCAGTAGCGAAACCGCCGAAAGAATAAATAACCGGAGTTATTGCATGGAACTAACTGGAAACACCGGCGAGCGAATCGCCAGAAGCCTTAAGGAAATTAAAGAGCGCGGTGGCCTCCAGCGTGAGGCCTCAGTCGGCAACATTGACAAAGAAGCGCGCACGGTTGAAGTGTCATTCTCGAGCGAAACAGACACGGTTGAACGCTGGTTCGGCGTCGAAGTGCTATCGCATGAGCCCGGCGCTGTCGATATGTCTCGCATCACTAACGGCGCACCTGTGCTGTGGATGCATGACTGGAATGACCAGCGTGGCGTAGTTGACTCTGCTCGAATTGACAACTTTGACCGGAAAGGCCGCGCTGTTCTGCGGTTCAGTCGTAGTCCTGAGGGCGAGAAGCTGTTTCAAGACGTCGTTGACGAAATCGTATCAAAAGTTTCGGTTGGCTATTTGCCGACCGGGATGAAGCTTCAAGAAGAGCGTGCAGACGGCACTGCTGTTTATTTGGTGACCTCCTGGCAGCCCTATGAAATAAGTTTGGTGTCCGTGCCAGCCGATGATTCTGTAGGCGTCGGCCGTTCGGCGGAAATTCCACAAAAGGAAAACGGCAACAGCAGAGCCGATAATCTGCAACATGGTGTTATCAATTCAACTCCGGAGAATATTTCCATTATGGAAAAAGTAACTCGTGACGCGTCGGGCAATCTCGTCCGCGCAATCGTTGACGAGAACGGCAGCATCACGAAGGTGCTCGAAGTTCTCGAACAAGCAGGCGCAGAGTCGCGTTCTGCACAAGCACGTGGCCAAGATGCAGAGCGTTCGCGCGTTCGCGAACTTCAGCAAATGGGCCGCGACTACGGCGCTGTTGAGCAGGCCGCCAAGTTTATCGACGAAGGCAAGTCGCCCGAAGATTTCCGCCGGGAACTGCTTGCTAACTTCGCGACGGAACGCAGCCGCAAGCCGATGGCTGAGCAAGTCAAGGACGGCGAAATCGGTCTGACGAGCAAGGAAGCCCGTTCGTTCAGCATTCTGCGTGCTGTCCGCGCACTCGTGAACCCGCGTGACCGCGCTGCACAAGAAGCCGCTGCGTTTGAATTTGAGTGCTCGATTGCAGCTGCTGAGAAGGCTGGCAAGCAATCGCGGGGCCTCATGATTCCGGCTGACGTTCTGAACCGCGCGTTCAGCACCACGACGCCGACGGGTGGCCCGGGCTCGAACGCTGTTGCAACGAACCTGCTCGCTGATTCGTTCATCGAGCTGCTCCGTCACCGCACGTGGGCTCTGAACCGCGTCACGACGATGGGTGGTTTGGTTGGTAACGTGGATATCCCGCGTCAGAACTCCGCTGGTCAAGCGTACTGGGTTGGTGAAGGTGGCGCTCCGACTGAAAGCGAACCGGGTATCGACCAGGTGTCGTTCTCGCCGAAGTCTCTGGCAGCGTACACCGACATCACCCGTCGCTTGATGCAGCAAGCTACGCCTGACGCTGAGCGCGTCGTGCGTAACGACCTGCTGAAAATCATGGCTCTCGCGCTGGATAAGGCCGTTGTTTACGGTTCGGGCGCTTCGGGTCAACCGAAGGGCTTGCTGCAACAAACCGGCATCCACGCTGTTGCGCTGGCCGCTGCAAACGCTGCTTTCTCTGAATTCGTTCAGATGGAAACGCTGGTTGCTGCTGCTGACGCCGACCTCGGCAGCATGTCGTACGTCATCAACGCTACCGCTCGCGGCGCAGCTAAGACGACCCTGAAGTTCCCGGGTGTCAACGGCAGCCAGACGATTTGGGAGCAGGGCAACACAATCAACGGTTACGACGTTGACGTGACCAACCAGCTGGCAGCAGGTGATTACCTGTTCGGCAACTGGAGCGATTTCATCGTCGCGATGTGGTCGGGCCTCGATTTGATGGTTGACCCGTACAGCCTGAGCACCAGCGGCGGCACGCGCATCGTGGTGTTCCAGGACGTGGATATGGGCGTGCGTCACACCCAGTCGTTCACGTACGCGTCGAACACTGCAACTGCTGCTCCTTAATCTGGGTTAGCAGTCTCCCAAGGGGCCGCCAGTACGGCGGCCTTTTTTAATACCTAAATGGATTCTGAAAAATGGGCGAGAGCACTGTTATCGTGAAACTGACTTCGGCAACCGTTATCGACGGGCAGATTGTGCGCGCCGGTACGAAAGTCGAAATGGTCGAGTCTGAAGCAAAGCAGTTGCTGAAGCTGGGTAAAGCTGTGGTCGATAGCGTTCCTAACGACAAGGCTGACCAGGTGGATTCGTCTGTGCAGAAGGCTGCCGCACAAGCTGCTGCTGCCGCTGCTAAGGCCGCTAAGGTCAAGGCTGCACAAGACGCCGCCAAAGCCGCAGAGGCAACCGCTGCCGCTGCCGAGGCTGCCGCCGCGCAAGCTGCTTCAGCTGCGTGATGGGTGCTGTAATCGATGGTTTCCATCTGGGAGATTGATAATGCCGCATCCGTCTTGGGATGACCCTTCAGAGTTCATCGATATCGACGATTTCGCAGTCAAGGCCATCATCCAGTTTCAGGACGGAACCACGCGCAACATCGTGGGAATCTATGACGGTCCGTATTTGATGGCGACGTTGAAGGGCTACGAGCAGGACACAAGCAAGCCCAAATTCACATGCGCGGAAGGAACCTGCGACGGAGTTCGTCGTGGTGATGCGATTGTCATTTACAACTCAGATGGCGTTACGTTCTTCGGCACGTTCGGGATACTGACTTATCCTGAGCCGGATGGAACAGGCCTCGAGTCTCTAGAACTCGCTCCGGACCCGTCATAAATGAGCGAACCTGATACCTTATTTTTCGACGTTGACTGGTCCCAGCTTAACGTTATCGGCGAGGAGCTGGAGGCGTCTGAAAAGCAGATAGTTTTGGCGTTAAGCCGAGCGTTGCGTCGCACTGCATCAAAGTTGCAAAGTCTCTCGCGAAAAGGCCTTAAAACTGAGCTGCAAGTCAAAGAACTCGACCTGCTGCGTAAGCGCTTAAAGTCCGTAAAAATGCGTAGTGGCATGAACAAGCTAGGCCGGATGCGTACGTTCGAGGGCGTCGAACTCAAATATTTTCTAAATGATGTTCCTGTTTCGTGGCTGAAGGGAAAACCTACACAAACGAAGACCGGCGCTGAATTTCGTGGCGTCCAGTATCCCGGTGCGTTCGTTGCAAAAAGCAAGTACGGACGTGGCTACACGATATTCAAGCGAGCAGACAAGACGCGCTTGCATATCGACGAGCAACTGTTTCCTATACAAGACAAGGCGCAAACAATGCTCGAGGACCGAGTATTCGTTCACGTTGAAGATATTTTCTGGCCTCTTTTTAAGCGCGAACTGGCCGCGCGCGTCAAATATCAAATCGGTGAGCGTTAATGAGCGACCCAAATGCAACCCTCGACATCGGAGCGCTACACGACGCGATTGTGTCGGACATCAAGACGCAATTCCCTTCGCTTGCTACCGTCGAGTTTTACCGTAGCGATACCGAACGGAAGGGCATGACTCTTCCCGCTGTGCTGCTCTCGCTTAGCGAATTCGAGTCTGAGATTGATGACGACCCGGGCACGGACCAGCTGGCAGTGAATGCCCGGTTTGAAGCGGAAATCATCTTCGGATTCAGAACGGCGAACGTGAATCTGGAGGTCCGGAAATTCGCCGCTGCGTTTGCTGCGTGGCTTCGTCTTCGTCGGTGGACTGGAATTATCACAGACGCGGCTAAGGTCATGGGCGCGTATCCCGACGAGTTCACTCCAGCGCTGGATGAGTATGTAGTTTGGCGTGTTGAGTGGTCTCAGGTTCTCTATCTCGGCACAAGTGAATGGACGGATACGAGCGGCGCGATAACAACTGGCACGCAGATTTTCGTTGGCGAGGACCCGAATATCGGACCAGCGCACATCGCGGACTACACGCAAATTGAAACTGACCCGACCATCCTAAACCCATCATGAGCTACGACTTATCAGAAGCATATAGAAAGCTCGCGTCGCTAATCCGCTTCGGCACCATCACGGGAATCGATGTATCTGACGCTACGCAGCCGCGCGTCACGTGCGACTGCGGTGGCCTAGAAACCGATTTGCTGCCGTGGCATGCAATGCGAGCGGGCGGGACGAAATACTGGTCAGCGCCAACGGTCGGCGAACAGGTCATCGTGTTCGCACCTGGTGGCGAAACCTCGCTCGGTTTTGTGCTCGGAGGCTTCTATTCGAGCGACAACCCTGCACCGTCAACCGATGTGAACGTTGATATGGTGCAGTACCCGGATGGCAGCACTGTTACGTACGACAGCAATACTCACGCGATGACCGTGAATGTGTCGAACAACGGAAACGTTACGGTGAACGTCGCTGGTGGAACCGTCACGGTGAATTGTAAAGACGCCACCGTGAACGCCGACGATTCCGTAACACTGAACACGCCAAAAACGCACCTGACCGGCGACCTCACAGTGGACGGCAATGCGACGGTCACTAAAAACCTTGGCGTTACGGGCGCTATGGCCGTGCAAGGGCAGGGCTCGAGCGGAGCAGTTTCGACGTTTGCGGGTGCGATTCAAATCACTGGCGGCGATGTTACGGCTGATGGAATTGGCCTTAAGTCTCACCATCACACCGCGCAGGGTCAAACTGCTCCGACTACTGCCGCGCAGGCTTAATCGGAAAATCCACAAGAGGAAAGCAACCCTCTTGTGGACCACAATAAACACATATGAACGGCACAAACGCATCCACGGGGCAACTGCTCACTGGCCTGGATTATCTCAGCCAGTCAATCACAAAAATCCTCACTACTCCAATCGGGAGTCGTGTGATGCGTCGCGACTACGGAAGTAACCTTCCGTTTCTCGTTGATGCGCCGATGAACGCCGAATCGCTTGCCGATATTTATGCGGCAACCGCTGAAGCTATTCACAAATGGGAGACTGATTTTCAATTGCAGAAAGTCACGGCTACCAGCGCAGCGCAGGGGCAGGTGTCTATCGCCGTGAGCGGCGTTTACACCCCGAGTGGCGAAACTGTGTCAATTGAAGGGATTACGGTGACCTAATGGCCGGAACTTATACAACTGTTAATCTTTCGCAACTGACAGCGCCGCAAGCCGTTGCTGCTCTAGATTTCGAAACTATTTTCAGCGCAATGCTCGCTGATTTTCAGTCGCGCATGACGGCCTCTGGCCAGACGTTTACCGCGCTGGTTGAGAGCGACCCCGCGTACATGATTCTGGAAGCCTGTGCCTATCGTGAGCTGCTCGTTAGACAGAGCGCGAATGAAGCCGTGCAAGCCGTCATGCTTGCTTACGCGACTGGCGCTGACCTCGACCAGATTGGCGCTAACTACAACGTTGCGCGCCTTGTTATTACGCCCGAGGATGACACGACCGTCCCGCCGACTCCGGCAGTTATGGAGACTGATGACGCCTATCGCGCGCGTATTCCGTTGTCGCTCGAGAGCTACACGACAGCAGGCAGTTCTGCTAGCTACGTGTACCACGGCCTCTCAGCAGCGGGCACGATTGCAGATATCGCAGCAGTGTCCCCCTCCCCGGGGCAGGTGACGATTTACGTGCTCTCGAGCAACGCCGACGGCACTGCGAGCGAGACGGAACTTGAAGCCGTCACGAGCGCGCTTACTGCTGATACGGTTCGACCGATGACGGACCAAGTTACGGTGCAGAGCGCGAGCATTCTGCCGTACACAATCACTGCCAACCTTGTTCTGTTTGATGGCCCTGACGCATCTGTTGTGCAAGCTGCGGCGGTTGCTGCTGCTCAAGCGTATGCGGATTCTATTCACAAAATCGGCTACGACGTAGCGCTGTCGGGTATTTACAAAGCGCTCCATCAAGCGGGTGTTGATAACGTGCAGCTTACTGCTCCAGCAGCAGGTATTCCGTCAGCGACGGGCCAAGCGCCTTACTGCACGGCAATTACGGTGACAACGTCCAGTGACTAGCATACTGCCACCTAACGCCACCACGCTTGAGACTGCGCTCGATGAATCTATCGACCGGATAAGCGCGGTACCCATTCCATGCCGAGATGTATGGAACGTATGGGCCTGCCCGACGCCTTTGCTTCCGTGGCTGGCATGGGCCTTCAGCGCTGACTTTTGGGACCCAAATTGGACCGAGGACCAAAAGCGTAACGCGATATCTACGTCGATATCAGTTCAGCGCTACAAAGGGACCATCGGCGCAGTAAAAAATGCTCTCGACTCTCTCGGTTTCGACGTAACTATCGAAGAGTGGTGGCAGATGTCGCCTGCGGGCGCGCCGTACACGTTTAATGTTTTGATTGACAGTGGCCAGGTCGGTATTGACCAAACTGGCTACGATAAAATCATTTCATATATAAACATTGAAAAGAATCTGCGCTCGCACTTACTTGCGATGAAGCCGAGCGTCACTTCTCAAGTCAACCCCGTAATTGCTGGTGGCTTGACAATTGGAAATGAAATCACGATTAGCGCCGGTGAATCAGGCTTCCTCGTGCTTGACGGCTCGTGGGCGCTCGATGGCTCGCAAACCCTTAACGGAATTAGAGTATGACGAATTTAACAGCCGCAGCTACCCCGGGCTGGGACGACGTTCCTGAGCTTGAAAAAACGACCATCGCATTGGCGGGGCCGGGCGCACCCATGAATGCGCAGGCTCAAGCATTGCTGAATCGCACTGAAAACCTGAAGGCCACAACCACCGCCTTGGGTTCGTTTACGCAGACCGGAACCGGAGCGGTGGCACGAACGCTCACGTCCAAACTGGCGGACATCATCGACGTTCGGGATTTCGGCGCTGTAGGCGATGGCGTAACGGACGACACGACTGCAATTACGAATGCTATTGCAGCTGCGACGGCTGCAAATGCGCGTCTGGTGCTGCCGGTTCCGCCGCATTCTTTCCGCGTCACTAATACCGTCAACTTCCGCAACCTGACGGTGGATGGTGCTGGCTCAACTATTTATGTCGATACCGTCAACATCGGTGTAATTATTGGTGGAACGGCAACGAGCTATCTGAACCCTGACCAGAACATTGGCAGCGTTTACCGCAACACGAGCCTCGCGCAGACGAATCCGTCGCTGCGTGTAATCGGTGCCAAGGACCAGCGCATCACGGTTCGGTACGTCGATTACATGCAGATTTGGGCGGACATGACCAACACGGCGGATGGTTCGTCGGCATACTCGACGTTCAACATCTTGTATGCGGCTAGGCTCGACCTGACTGCTGGACCTACTCCGGGTTGGATTAACGAAAATACTTTTCACATGAACCGGTGTCTCCAGCTGAACATCTTCGGCACGAGCACGTACTGGTTCGACCACAACCGTTTCCATGGTGGCACGTTCGAAAATACGTCGTCGATTTCCATGGACTACGCGAACGATAACAAGTTCTGGGCCATGCGTTTCGAGCTGGGCCCGACGACGATAACGTTCGGTGCGAATGCTGACCGTAACACCATCATCAAAACGTTCGCAGCTGGCGAGTACTCGGGCGGACCGAATGCGCCGCTCATCAACGGAACCATCACGAACAACGGTGGACCGGGCAACTGCGTGCTGAATGAACAGCAGACGCTGCGGGAATCAGTTGTCGTTGCTGAAGCGGATACGAGCGACATCGTGTTGAACAACACGGATGCATCGATGTTGCCGGAATATAACCGGTCACCAGCGCTGCAAGCCGTTACCGGCAACTCGGGTAACCAGCATCTCTGTATGTCGGATTACCTCGCGGCACACGTGAACGATTATTTTTCGTACTGCTGGGAAGGCGCGAACTCTGGGGACTCTCCGCTCTATCGTGCGGCAATCCTTTTTTACGACGCGAACTACCAGCCGGTTACTCCGCTCCAGACTTGGGTGACAGCGACGAGCGTGCCTTATGTTGTATCGAATTCGCTTCTCTCGGCAAACGGTTCGGCAACTGGCGTGTGGATGCGACTCCAGCAAGCCGCCATTACAGCTGGTGTGGCATTCATCCGTGTAGCGATTGATGCATCGAACGGCCAGCTGCCGTCCGCCCTCGCGCGTCGCTTGTATGTCACGCTGTTTTCGCTAAACGCGACCTCGAACCGCGCAGACAACGCGCCAAGCAAATCGCCACGGAGCCGCACTTATACCGTGTCTGCTATGCCGACTAAGGGCTATGCGCCGCTCGGATTCTCGTGCGTTAAAAACGATTTCACGGCTCGCTATCACTGCACGAGCTCGTCCGAAACGACGTTGTCTGCTGCCGCAGCGGCTGCCGCTACGACCATCACGGTGACGAGCGCAACGGGTTTCGCTGCGGGCGATGTTGTCGGTATCAACCAGGACGACCGTAGCACGTTCTGGACGACTGTCTCGTCTGTCTCGGGGACGACTATCACGTTGGCTGCCGGTGTAACGACAACTTCAGTCGTTGGAAGCCGGGTAGTACGGAATCACTGGAAAACTGAAACTCTCACGGTCGCGTAAATATGACTTTTCAAACTATTCTCACTAACGTAGGCCTGCGCGAGATGGCGCAGGCTGACGTAACCGGCTCGTCAATTAACATCGTGGCCGTATCCGTCGGTGACGGCGGTGGCAACCCGACGACGCCGAGCCAGTCGCAGACTCAGCTCGTGCGTGAGGTTTTTCGTACTGCGCCAAATCGCGTGTATCAAGACCCGAACAACGCGATGCAGTTCATCATTGAAATGCTAATCCCGGCCGCGCAGGGCGGGTTTACAATTCAGGAAATCGGCGCTTGGGACGCGAACGGCAATCTGTTCGCCGTTGCAAATACTCCGGCTGTGTATAAGCCGGTCGGCGACGGCAGCGAAGGCTCGTACGGCGATACCACGATTCGCATGCAGTTTCTGGTCACGAACGCGAGCGTTGTGACGCTGCAAGTTGACCCGAACGTTGCAATTGCTACGCAGTCGTGGATTTCGAACACCATCACGTTGCCGTACCTGCTGCCGGGCGGAACGACTGGCCAGATTCTGGCCAAGAAATCCAACTCGGCTGGCGACGTGGTATGGCAAGACCCGACTGTCGCGAACATCAGCGTCAGCACGTACGACGAAGTTCAGACGCTCGCTGCTAGCCAGACGGCCGTTACTCTGACTAAATGCACGACCAACGGGTTGGCGGTCTATATCAACGGCCTCCGCTTGCTCCCGACTGATTGGACGGCGAGCACTTCTAACGATACGCAGCTGACGCTCGCTGTTTCGTATGCAGCTGGAACGGTCATCCATTTCGTTCAGAACGAACCGGCTGCAATGGTTCCGGACCCGCTGCTTGCCCATAACAATCTGGCTGACGTCGCGAGCGCTTCTACCGCGCGCACTAACTTGGGCGTGGACAGCAAGACGAACACCGACATGCACGCACCTCCCGGCATGGTGGCGTTCTTCGGAGGCCCGGCCGTGCCTAACGGCTGGATGAAATGCAACGGCGCAGCTGTAAGCCGCACCGCATACGCAGCACTGTTTGCTCAAATCGGCGTGCTATACGGAGCAGGTGACGGGCTGACTACGTTCCTTCTTCCTGACATGCGCGGACAGTTCATTCGGGGCTTCGATGATTCGCGTGGCGTTGACGTTGGTCGTACGCTGGGAAGCTGGCAGGACAGCGCGAACCTCGCGCACACGCACGCCATTAATGACCCGGGCCACCAGCACCAGTACACGCGCATGGCCAGTATGTCGCTGCTGTCCGGTAACACTGCTGATGGCTGGATTGGAACGTCTACCGGGCTGACGTCCACCTCGCAGACCGGTATCACTATACAGAGCACGGGCGGCTCCGAATCCCGACCTAAAAATCTTGCAATGCTCCCTTGCATTAAATATTGAAAATGACTTCTAAAATTGTTTTTCAAACTGACCGCGCGGGGATGCTCATCGGCGAAACCGAGGCCGATGAGAGTCCTCTCGAGCCTGGTGTGTGGCACTTGCCGCGCTACGCTGTCGAGACTTCGCCGCCTACCGAATGGCCGAACGACAAATGGCCGAGGTGGAATGGTTCTTCGTGGGATTTAGTGACTAGGCCTACGCCAACAGAGGTCGAGGCTGACGATGACCCTGTGTCTAAGCTTCGGGCGTTTCTAGCGGCAAATCCTGATGTTGCTGCTGTTCTGAATCAAGGGAACGTCTAACTGGTTTTGCTGTGCCCCTGTTTGGTCGCCCTTCGGGGCGGCCCTTTTTCCCCGGAAATTCCACAAAAGGATTTGAAAGTCCTCCGTGGCTACACTTTCTATTATCAATTCAGCTCTGCCTTTAAAGGATTTAACACCCCATGAGCGATACATTTCTCCACGGCGCGGAGGTAGTAAACGGCGGGACGTCGGCTAATCCCGTCACGACCGTTGCCACGTCTATCATCGGCATCGTCGGCACTGCGCCGAATGCTGACGCGTCTGTATTTCCGCTGAACACGCCGGTTCTCATCGCTGGAAGTAAGGCGATGGCTGCTAAGCTGGACACGACCGTTACCGACATCACCAGCGGAGAAGGCACGCTGCCGGACGCTCTGGATTCCATCCTGAAGCAAGCTGGCGCAGTTGTCATCGTTGTGCGCGTTGAGCAAGGCACGACCGACGACGAAACCCTCGCGAACGTGCTGGGCGGCGTTGACGCTAACACCGGCCAATACCTAGGCCTGCAAGCGTTCGTGTCGGCTCAGTCGATTACCGGCTTCACGCCGCGCATTCTGATTGCGCCAGGCTTCACGCAAACGCGCGTGACGGGCGGCGTCATCGCGGTGAATGTTCCGGTTAAGGGCGCAGGTTACACCGACGGTACCTATACCCTCGTTGCGACGAACGGAACAGGCGACGTCACTGGTAGCGGCGTGGTTGCTACGGCGACCGTGTTGAACGGCGGAGTTACCGGTGTTGCAATTTCCAACTCGGGCAGCAAATATACGGTCGCGCCTACGTTTGCAATGCCTGCTTCTGCTGGTACGCCGACGACTGCGGCTACGTTGTCCGCGACCATCGGTACCGCTGGCAATGCTGTCGTGCAAGACCTGCTAGTCGTTGCGAACCGCATTCGCGCAATCATCGTGCAAGACGGTCCGAACACGAACGACGCCGACGCTATCGCTGTGGTCGGCGATACTGCGAACGACCGCGTTTACCTGGTTGACCCTGAGTGTGTCAAGACGAACGCCTCTGGCAATCTGATTACGTCGTACAGCAGCGCGTACGTGGCAGGCCTCATCGCCTACAACGACAACGCGAATGGTTGGTGGTCTTCGCCGTCGAACCAGCAGCTGACGGGCGTCCAGGCAACGAGCCGCGCAATCGACTTCAAAATGGGCGACTACTCGAGCCGCGCGAACTTGCTGAACGCGTCGTATGTGGCGACCATCATTCGTCAGTCTGGTTTCCGCCTCTGGGGTAACCGTGCAACGTCCGGCAAGTTCCTTTGCGTGACGCGCGTGAACGACATCATCAATGACTCGCTGCAAGAAGCAATTCTGTGGGCGGTTGACCGTGGCATCACGAAAAACTACGTGACGGAAGTCATTGAGTACGTGAACGCTGACCTGCGTGACCTGACGACTGAAGGCGCGATTTTGGGCGGGACGTGCTGGGCTGACCCGGACCTGAATTCGAACGCGAACATCGATAACGGGCACATTTATTTCAACTTTAAATGGACCCCGACGTACCCTGCGGAGCACATCACGTTCACGTCGTACATCGTTGACGACTACATCCAGTCTGTTTTTGATGGCCTGACAACCCCTAACTAAGCCGAATAAAAAGGCTTTCTAAACTAATCGCATACGTGCAGGCATGACCTGCCTGCACGACTCAACAGCGAACTGGAGATGCAAAGATGGCAGCACGTGACGTACTAAAAAATCTGACGTTGTGGGTTGACGGCCGTGGAATGGCCGGTCAAGTCCAAGACGTGAACCCTCCGAAGTTGGTTCAAAAACTTGAAGAATTTATGGGCGGCGGCATGGTCGCTCCTGTGGCGGTGACCGTGGGAATGGAGCGTATGACGTGCGATTTCTCGCTCATCGCCTACGACCCGGACGTTCTCGCATTGTTCGGCATTGTGGAAGGCGCAAGCACGCCGCTAACGATTCGTGGTGCTCTTGAATCGTACGACGGCACAGTGACGCCGGTCGTCATGAACCTTCGCGGCAAGGTTACTGAGCAGGACCCGGGCAACTGGAAGCCGGGCACCGTTCCTTACCTCAAGACGTCGATGGAACTGAACTACTACAAGCTGACGCACGGCAGCACAGTGGTGCAGGAAATCGATGTTGAAAATATGATTTGCAACATCAACGGCACCGATACGCTGACGGCTATGCGTACGGCGCTGGGTCTGTAACTAGCAACACACGGGCGGCATAGTCCGCCCGTTCTATAAATACATTTCACAACAGGTGGCAATAATGGCAGACAAGAAGCAAGACTGGATGAAGGTCAGCGACAACGGCGAGGTTACGGTAACCCTGACGAAGCCCTTTGAAATTAACGGCGCGAAAATTGGTTATATCGTGATGCGTGAGCCGATGGTCGAGGACCACGTAATCAGCAATGAAACGCGCGGCAACGAACTGGCGAAGGAAATCGCTCTGTTCTCGAACCTGTGCACTGTCTCACCCGCAGATTTGCGCAAGTTGCCCATGCGCGACTACATGCGACTTCAAACGGCGTATGGTGCAAATTTTTTCGACTAAGCGCTGAGTATATCCGCGACAGCGTTATGAGCCTCGCCAGCCACACCGGCTGGTCTGAGGCCGAAATACTCGGCATGAAAGAATCCCGATTTACGTACTGGCTGGAAGGTATCCCCGGCGAATCAACTTAACTTCCTATGTCCTCGAACAAAAAACTTTCAGCCACAATCTCTATCGGCGGCACCGTAGCTGGAAGCCTTAAGGCTGCGTTCGGCGATGTGAAAGGCAAGTTTGCCGAAATCGGCAAGACTGTTGACCAACTCAAGAAGAAACAGAAAGAGCTTTCCACCGACATCATCAAAGGTGCCAAGCAAGGCACGCGCACGCTTGAGCAGTGGCGCAACGAATACGCCAAAGTCACGGCCCAGATTGAGAGGGCCCAAAAGGCGCAGGACCGTCTGGTTGCTGCTCAGAAATTCAAGGCTGGCGTCGGCAAGGTTGGCGGTTACCTACAGGGTGCCGCTATTCGCTCGGCCGCTACCGGCGCGTCTCTTGGCGCTGGGCTGTACACCGGAGTGAGAGCCGCGATTGCTCGCGAGAACGCAGTCAACGTTATTCGTAATAGCGGCGTCTCCACGGAAGAAGGCGACCGAATGGTTAAGGCCGCCGAAGGGTCGAAGCAATTCGGCGTATCGATTACAGATGCTACGCATACCGTTAGCGAATTGCGAACGGTGTTGGGCAACACGAAGGAAGCAATTGAGGCACTTCCGACGTCCCTGAAAGTCATTTCCGGCTTGAAGATGTACGACCGACTGCATGGCAGCGGGCTGTCTGAAGACGATTCCGCGTACAACCTGGCTAAGTTCGCGGAGGAACGAGGCGGCGGCTCTAGCCCCGAAGCACTGCGTGAAAAGCAGAATTGGGGTTTCAAGCTGATTACCGGAACGGGCAATAAGGTTACTGCCGCAGACATTCTTCTGGCACAGCGCAACGGCAAATCCGCTACGGCTGGCATGACGGACGAATCGTTCGCTCACGATGCGGCGCTGATGGTGGCGATGGGCGCTAGCAAGTACGCCACAGCATCATCCACTGCGTATCAATCGCTTGTCGGTGGACACGCACAGGATATGAGCAAGGCAGCTCTTGCTCATGCTGGCCTGATGACCGGGGTAGCTTTTAACAAGTTGGGCGGCGTCGATTCTAAGAAGTCGCGCAGCGCGGCGCTTGTTGACCAAGACTTATACATCCGGAACCCGCAGGCGTGGGTGGAAAAGTACATTATCCCGCTCGCGCAAAAGGCTGGCGTGAAGTTCGATTCGTCGGGTAATGCTGTCGATGCGTCGGCTGTGTCGTCTTTCGTCGCGGGATTCCACCTGAACAGCGCTACGTCGAACATTCTTGAAAACCGCATCCGACTTCGCGGGAACCAACGGAAGGACGCCAACAACGTCGATATTGCACCGGGCATTGAAAAATCGGACGCAGCGAACAAGCAATCGACAGCTGGCAAGATGGATAACGCACATGCCCGACTTAACGACGCACAGGCGCGCATGGGCAGCATCCTCGTCCCGAGGTTAGCGTCGGCGATGGAGAAGCTCGCCAACGTGCTGGAAGACGTTGACAAATGGGGAAAAGAAAATCCGAAGACGTTTAAGGCCGTGGTTGAGGGTCTTGGTGCTATTGCTGTCGGCGCTACTGTACTAGCTCCTGTTCTTGCCGGTGCGGCGGGCATTATGTCCACTATCGCCGCTATCAGGCTTGCCAGAGCTGCATCTGAAGTTTCGGCGGTTACGCGTGAACTCTCGGCGGTTGAGGGCGCTGCTGCAACGGCTGGTGGCGGCCTCAAAGGACTCGGCGGAACGCTCATGCGATTCGGCGCGCTCGTTGGCGTTGCTTACGCGGCAGCCAACATCATCGACGGCATCGCCGGAAAGATGGGTGTCGGCGGGAAGGCAATCGACGCCAAACAGGACGACGCGAACTGGTCGAAGATGAACTGGTGGCAGCACGCTTATTCAGGCGTTGCACGCGGAATTGAAAAGACGGGACGGTTTGTTGGTCTTGACAATATTGCGAACGAAGCGCAGGCGGGGCGTATCAAGTCTGAAACTGATTACTTCGCGAAGAAACAGCCGCCCGCAGTTCCAGCAGCGAAGTCGTCCTCCTCGACAACCGTGAACGTTCCGGCAATCAACGTCTATGCGCAGCCGAATCAGGATACGAAGGAGATTGCCGACGCTGTCATGAAACGCATTAACCAACAGAACTCGGCAAAGAGTCGTTCAATTATGTTTGACGGAGCAAATCAGTGAGCATTGGTTCATTCATTTCTGGCTATGTGCCGATGCTCATGCTCGGCACGTTCAAATTCCAGCTGAACGTTGCGGTTCCTCAGGAAATCCAGCGTTCAACTGAATATAAATGGCCATCTCAGGAGCGCTTTGCTCAGGCTCCTGCACGCCAGTTCGTTGGGCTGGGAGAAGACACCATCACGTTGCCCGGCGTCATTTTCCCTGAATGGAAAGGCAGCTCGAACGCGATGACGCAATTGCGTGCTCTGGCAGTTCAAGGGCAGCCGCTCATCCTGATGGACGGACTCGGTACGTCTTACGGCCGCTGGGTAATCACGAAAGTCGACGAAAACAAGTCCATCTTTGCGGCCGCTGCTCAGGCGAAAAAAATCGAGTTCACAGTTTCGCTGGCGTACTTCGACGGCGCGCAGCAAGGCGTGCTTCCGAATCTGAACGGCACGTTGCTCGGCGACATAATTAGCGCACTTTGATATGTCCACTACTACATACACGACTAAAGACGGGGATATGGCCGACGAAATCGCGTGGAATTACTACGGTACGCGCGACGGCCTCGTCACTGAAACTTTTCTGGCGGCCAATAAAGGCTTGTCTGCTTATGGCCCGGTTCTGCCTGCTGGCCTCGTTCTAACGCTGCCAGCGATTTCAGTTCAGCCGAGCAACGACGCTGTGAGCCTCTGGAGTTAATATGGCCACGAGCACTACGCAGATTCGGCCCAATTACAAGGTTGTTGCAAACGGCACCGACGCTACAACAGTTATCAGCCAGAGGCTGATGTCGCTGCACTACACAGACGACACCGGCAACACGAGCGACATGCTTGAAATCGTGCTCGCTGATAACGACCCGGCCAAACCGATTACGATTCCGGCGACGGGCGCATCGCTTCAGCTGTTTCTCGGCTACGACAGCAATCTCGTCGAGAAAGGCACGTTCATCGTTGACGAAATCGAACTCTCTGGATGGCCGGGTGTGATGCACATCCGTGCACGCGCAGCTTCGTTCGATGAAACAAACGGCGGCGTCTATCACCTGCAAACGCAGAAAGTCAGAAGCTGGAAGGTAGGCACGACCCTCGGAGCCATGGTGAAACAGATTGCGAGCGAGCACGGCATGACCGGACTGGTTTCGTCGTCGCTATCGAGTATCGGGCTGCCGCACGTTGACCAGCAAGACGAATCGGACCTGAACATGCTGCTGCGTGTCGTAGCGAAAAAGTACGACGCGGTTGTCAAGCCTATCGGGTCAAAGCTGATTGTGTCGAAGCGTGGCGAGTTCCAGAGTGTGAGCGGCGTGTCACTGCCGAGCGTCTCACTTGCGGCGTCGGATTGCAGCAGCTGGCGCATGACTGAGCAGCGTCGGCAGAGCGCGGGGACGGTTGTCGCGTACTACCATCTGGTTGCGAAGGCCAAGCGGCACATCGTAACGGTTGGAAGCGGTTTGCCGGTCGTCCGGATTAAACAATATTTTCAGACGCAGGCCGAAGCTGTAGCAGCTGCAACCGCTGAGATGGACCGTCGCAAGCGCAGACTCACGACGATGTCCATTACGCTACCAGGCAACGCCAACATCATGGCCGAGGCCGAAGTGACGTTGACGGGATTCCGGACTGGTGTGCCGACCTCGTGGCTGGTGAACAAGGTCACGCACAGCATGGAGCCCAGCAGCGGTTACGAGTGCACGCTCGACCTCGAGCTACCTAACTCCGGCGCGACGTACGAGACGGACGATACGACGACCGACCCGTTCGCCGACTGAAGCGCTTAGCTGGGCATTTCACGCAGGCACTTCTCGACAGCCTGAAGGACGTTGCGGTAGACGATGATGCCCGGAGTGAAGATGCTCCGGTCAGATGCAGAGCCCTGCTGGTAGGCGTGGACGGCAAGATAGTGAATCTCTGCGAGGTCGTCGAGCTCGTAATGGCGCAGGCGGCAGAAGGTGTGGTATTCGGCGGGCGTAATCGCGAGTGTTTCGCGACCGTGAAGCGAGACCTCTTGCTGGGTGAAAGTGAGTCCGTTATTGAAAGACAAGCGCGGCGATTGCATGGCTGGAAAATCCCGGAAGTTCATCCCGACCATTTGGTCAGGATTCTCCAGTGTGCTCTTTCTGTAAGGGCACTATCGGGCGAAAAGATGGATGAAAGGTGCGCAATTTAAGGAATTACTCAAAAGCTTCCTTACCGCACCTTTCCGCCTATGCATTTGACATAAAGCGAATTATCAACCGTTTTCGGCTTGAGCCTTGAAGGCGAGCCACGCGTCACGGATAGTCGAACCCGCGCCTAGTTGGTCAACCCACCCACGGCGTTCTGCCTCGCTCAGGCGTTCCCACCAGTCCATCGCAGCCATCGCGTCATTCACACCGTCAACGTCCATTATTTTTCCTTGTCAGTGACAACGGGCGAGAGACTACCACTTTTTGCTTTCGTCGTACTTAATCAGCGTTGGGTTCCCCGAACATCTCGACCTGGTGAGTGGTGGCCTTGCGGCGTTTCGTCTTCTGGAGGCTGTACGACTTCACGAATGCGAGACGGTCACCGTTGAAGATGTACCGTATGTTGACCCAGTAGAGGCTCGGATAAGGAGAGCGGAAAATGAACCCACGGTCCATCAGCTCTCTCAGCCCACGAGAGAACGAACTGGCGCTCATGCCAGACGTTCCGGTGACCAGCAGGACTTGGTCGCTGTCCTTTTTGTCCTGTAGCTGGTGGTAGACGAGCTCGAACACAGCCATCGCGGACTTGCTGAGGCCTGCGGCTTGCTTGAACCCGGCCAGATACAACTTCACGAACCGCTCCGAATCGACCTCTTCGTGCTCGTAAATCAAAGCGGTGCGCGGCCCGATAAGGTCGCCGCTCTCGCCGTTGAACATGATGCCCTGTTCCTTGCCTACTACCCTGCTGCGAACCCGGGCGATTTCTTGAGTAGGCATGATGCTCGGATTTTCAGAATGAACAGGATGCGTGTACTTGGGCTGCAAAATTTTTGCCATTTTAGGTAGGTCCTTTTGCAAACGCAGTTGCAGGTGTAGTGCAACTTCATTGCCAAAATGATACCCCAAAAGTGGCAATGCGTTCTCAGAAATCGGCAAGTCACTTTCAGAAATAGACGGGCGGTTTCCCGCGTGGCGCGGCTTACGGAGTCGTTCCTTCTTATAGGTTTACAGAAGGGCGTCCTCGGGAGTTGTCCACGCTCGGCCGGATGCGGCGGTCTACACGTCGCAGGCAGCCGGGCGGGGGTGGGCAACTCCCGGAAGGAAGAACGAAAATCACTCGAGACCGTGCTTTTTGAACAGCCTATCCACGTGCTCGGTGGTGCCCGCCACGACGATGGCTGAAAATTCGTAGCCAAGAGCTGCCAGCACGTCCATCCGGTCAAGCAGCGACACAGGCATGCGGTAGTTCCGCTGAAGCGTGTGCTCGCGCGCGTTGCCCTTTCGGATAGCCACGATAGTAGCCAGGTCGAGCGGAGGCGCTGGAGGGGCTTCTGTGGGCTTCTGTGGCTTCTCGACAGCCGGAGCGGGAGCAGCAGGCGCACTCGCCTGCTCCGGAGGCGTCGGCGGAGCTTGCTCAGCAACAGCAGGCTCGGCAACAACGGACTCAGGAGCCTTAGGAAGGTCATCGAGAATTCCGACGGCCTCAGCCTCTTTGCGGCTCCGAGGGCGCGGCTTCGTCTGAACGGCGTCAAGCGATGATTTCCGGGCTGTCATTTGAAAATCTCCATGTACAAATCTTTCATCTCGTTCGCTGCCAAGGGGTCCGCGTCGCTCCCTTTGAGTTCGTGCACCCCGCGCCCGAGCGCGCATGCCAGCTTGAAAGCCTCGCGGACACCAATCATGCGAGGGAGTAACGGGAGTGCATCGCTGAACGCGCCCATTTTCCCCAAGACGAACTTCGTCATACGCTTACGCGGGTCTGACTGGTTAAGCACCGCGCTAAGCTGCAAGCTGCGGCCCGTGCTGTCCTCGATGCTCTGTGCCACCTCCACCAGCTCCGGGAGGGTGTCCAGGTCCTGAATCGAGGACGTCAGGGGCACGATAATGCTGTCTGCGAAGCGTAGTGCCGCGCGGAACAGGTCGGTGTCTTTACCGCCGATATCCAAGAAACACACATCCAGCCCTTCGGAGAAAGCGCGCACGTCGCGCTCGAAGACGTCCGGGGCGATGCGTGCGTGTATGTCCGGCTCCAAGTCTGCAATGTAGCGCAGATGTATCTCTGGCAGCCCGTCTTGCTCCCTTCGACGCTCCACGAATCGGGCGCTAGACCCCTGTCTATCCCCGTCATACAGCCCTACCCGAAACCCCAAAGACGCACGGATAGCCGCTAAGTTCTGGTTCAAGGTGGATTTACCCACCCC